GTCATGTCTCGAATCGCCAGAGATACGACAGCGGCTAATAATCGGGCTTCAGGTTGTGAGTCCACGTTTGGCCTTTTCGATTGCTCGGTTGATCCAGCTTGGCGGGGTAGAGATTTCAGCAGAGACGTAGTAGATCGAATGGTAGGGATGGGAGACATAGACAGCGTTGATGGCTGCCCTGTCGTCTGGCCCTAGTTTCTGGACGACAGCATCAACGATCTTCGCGTCTGTCTGATCTGCTAGCGGCTCTTTCCGCTTCCATGCTGCCCAATTGTGTAGCCTCGACTCCACAGAACCTCCCCGATAGTGCGCGAAACCGTTCAGCCCCGCAGTGAAAACAAACATAAAGTTCGACAACAGAATGCTCAGTGATTGATTGATCGACAAGTCTGAAATCATTTTTGCAAGTCATGGCTTAAGTACCTCAGTTCAACGATCCTTGCACACTCTCTCAGTTTTGATACGTTCGTTCGCTTCATGACCTCGATTGCGATTGCAACGAAGGTTTCGACTTCAGCACGTTCATCGTCACCCCACCCGATCAGTTCTGCAATACAAGACTTGAGACGCTCGTCCTTTAGCTTTGCGATTGTCTCAACGACATACTCCAGGTCATCTCTCGACAGACTGTTGCGCTGCTGGACGAGTTCTATCATCCGTCCAGCGATCTGATCGACAGTGATCGGGTCTTTACGCATTCTTCTCCTTTAGCTTCGCATCAACCATATAAACCAGCGCCTCCAGCGCCTGCTTCATGACCTCGATGCTCATCTCCGCCTCCACAAAAACCGCAGTGTCAGACCGTCAACAAAGTTCTTTTTGAACCGCGTCTCCGGTGCCCAGATCACATAGCCAAGCAGAATGCCCACGGCCCAGCCAATGAAAAAGGCTTCGGTCATTTCTCACCTCGTGCTTTAGCGATGGCAGCGCGGGAAACCTCGATAACATCAAAGCCATCCATTTGGATGTAATCTGATCGCTCAAGGGCGCTCACAGCCATCATTAGCGCACTCAAAAGATCCGGCGCGGCGGCAAGCAAAAGACCATTAGCTCCTTTTATGTCCTCCTCCATATCTTCGTACACGCTAGCAACCCACCAACCTCTATGCGTCCAAATCTTGCCGCTGTCGTAACGCCACGGTCCCGGAGTCATATCTCCCCCTTCAGCACTTTGGCTGCGTGCAAGTAGTAGTTGTACTGCCCATCAGACCGCTCGTGCAGGCGCTCCAGCATCAGGATGCACCGATCACGCTCGTAGGCTGCAGCACGCTCTGCAAAGCGCATCAGAAAAGCCAGATCCTTCTCTGGCGTCTCCGATAGTTCCCAAAACGCTCCGGCCTCGGCAGCGATCTTCAGGATTTCGTTTTGGTTCATCGCTCCAACCTTCCATCTGGGTTTCCATCTCCATCCACGCTCATTCCCTCCGCTGGCACCTCGTACGTTGACCACCTGTGCTCGCAGTTAGAACAGTCGCGTAGTCGCCACTTCCATCCGTATCGAGTGTCTCGGCGGCTCTCCTTAACCTTGCTCTGCCACGATCCGCATACAGGACACAGGCTCATTTTGTTTTCCGGTTGTCGTTGATGATTACCGGGAACCGATCCCCGAACCCAGCAAACGTAAGCCTCTCCAACCTAGCTGCCATCGTCCTGCGGATCACCTGCTTCCCGTTCCACTTAAACCGATAGCCAGCAAGGTGGTACTCCGTTATTTCCTTGCAGTCTGCTATCAGCGCATCCACTATTTTCTGCTCGTCTGTCATAGTTTGGTATTGGGGGAAACCCGTAGTCTTGCTTTCATCTCTGCCAGTGCAGTCCGACCAACATCTGTCTGAACCTTCGGGGCTGGCAGCGCGTCATAGGTTCTGTGCTCTACGCGGTCGAAGTCCTTGCACATACCGATGAACTCGGACAGGTTGGGGGGCCATTCGCGTTTCTGATGCGGAATAGCGTCCATAACCTTTCGCAAAACATCTGGCTTGCAGGATTGCAGGAAGTTATTCCAGGCTTCCTTGGCTGGCATGATCGCGTTGTCGTCATGCTCAAACATGACCTTGAACTTCTGCGCTCCGTATAGAGCGACAAACCTCTCAAAAACTCGGTCCGCTAAGTGCATTTAGTCGCTCCTGATAGTCAGCATCGATAACGGTCACAACGTCTGGTTGGCGTCGGCCCATCAATAAGTCCATTTTGCGATCTTGCTTGGCAGGTTGGGAATTAGGGGAAACCCTAGTGTTGCGAATCCAGTTGCGCCACGTTGCTGTCCAGTCAGCCTTCAGCCCCTTGCTCCCAGGCTGGGCGATCCAGTAGTCGCGGAACGCATCAAAGACATCGAGAGGCTTGAGGTCAGGACGTTTGCTACGGCAGAACTCTTGCCAATCGTCAGGAAGGCTAGTCAGGTCGAATCTGGTGCCTCTATTCTTTTGACGGTTCTCTGACGGTTCCCTTATGGTTAAGGGTGAACCACGTTCGGGGGTGGGGTGAACGTCGTTCGGGGGTGGGGTGAATATTGTTCGGGGGTGAACGTCGTTCGGGGGTGAACCACGTTCGGGGGTCATGACGTACAAAGTAGCCCGTCCGGTCCTAAACTGGCGCGTCAGAAACCCGTTAGCTTCCAGCCATCCGACCGCTAATTGCACCGCTCGGTCAGATAGCGAACACTTGCGTTCAAGCGTTGAGATGCTAGGGAAGCAATGCCCTTCATCGTTTGCGTTGTCGCAAAGAGCAAGCAGAACTAGCTTTTGCGTTGACGGAACTTCTGCATCAAAGGCAACGCACATGAGTTTAATGCTCATGCTCTGCCTCCATGTATGAGATATACAATAAATTTAAGTCTTTACAAAAGTTATCGTTTGTCAGTAATTCGACTAAATTCTCAATAAACTCATCACTCGATCTTGCATAAAAAATACTTGCGACTCCACCAACAAAAAAATCTTTGTTGTTTGCGAATTGTCTCGGATGCAAACCGCCGACAACTTTTCTGTTGACTTGGTGAGCCACCAAACCGGATACAAAATCACCAACATTTAACTCTGCATACGGCAAAAGATTGTTAATCATCTCCTTCTGCTTATGCACGATCTCATGGCAGTCCCGGCACAAACAAACGAAATTACTTAACTCATACTCCCAAGGAGCATGATCTCGTTTGTAGTTCTTGTGATGGACGTTTAACGTCGTTTCTTTGTCGCCGCACCGCTCGCAAGCAAACCCAGCGCGTTGCATCGTGTCAAGACGCGCCCTCTGCCAACGAGGGTCACGGAGCATCTCAAGATAGCTCTCGGCTTTCTTTCGTTTACGCAAAACAATCTCCAGTGGTGGACGACCCCAGTGTGAGAATTACCGGGGGCTGCCCACCGTTGCAGTGAACTTACGGCATCTGAGGCCGTCCCCGCTGGAGACTGCTTGCGATGCCCCTTTTGCGCTTCTCACGGCGCGAAGAGATCATACAATTGCAATGCTGCGCTTGCAACCTTACGCCAACCTTACACGCGAATCCTGCCAGCCTCGCACAGAGCAACCAACGTCTTGCGGAACGCATCCTCCCAAGCCTCCCGCCGCTCCTCTCCTGTCATCTTCGACCCCTGGTCGATGGCAAAGTGGCAGTGCTGACAGAGTGCCGCGGTAAAGCAATCGTGTGCTTTCATCCCCATCCCCTTGCCGTATGCGCCCCAGTTAGCGTGTGCGGCTTGTGTCTGACCGTCCAGACCACATCGCTGGCAGGATAGAGAGGCAACAGCCTTCAACCACGCTTTGCTGCGAAACATCGCTTCATCTCCTCCTCTAGTTCCCGCCTTGCTGGCATCCCTCTGGCCTTCTCAACCTGCTCCAGATGCTCTCGGCGCTTTTTGATCGGCCATCTCAGCACAGTGACAGCCTCGCAGTGCAATGCGTACTCTCGTGACTGCAAGCCAACTACGGCGCCATTAGGGAGAGTGACGAGTCTTGCGTTGTCATGTCGTTCGCCGCACGCAAAACAGACATCTCGTCCGTCTGAGTCAACCCGTGATTGATCGCCCATGCCAGCACCTGCTCAACGTAATCGGAAAACTGTGCCTTCGTCAGCCCTGTTGTAGTCGGCTCTGCCTCCATCACCTGACCGTTGGGCAACTCCAACATCCTCCCAGGAAGATACCGAGTCTTGAAGTAAGCGTGCCAGACATCCTGATCGTGAGCCTGACCCTGCGGACGTATCTGCTCGCTGATCGCTGACAGTGTGGCCCAATAGAATGAGTTCTGGGCGCTTGTTCTGTTGGGTGGCTCTATCCGTACCACCCAGCCATGCCGAGCGGTTTTGACGGCTTCTACAGCCCTCTGGCGGGCGGTGTCGTGCGCGAGTGTAAAGATCACAGTTCCACCTCTTTCAACTGCCACCTGTTGTTTTCCTTGAACCACCCATGTAGCACCACCCGCCACCCTGACCGCAGCATCTCAGGATAAGCCTCGGCCTCCTCTATCTTGTGCCGACGAGCAGCGAGGTTCGCCTTGCTAGTCACCTGGATCGCTACCGTCTCGCCGTGACCGATTGCCAGCAGGTCAATGCAGCCCCAGAGGTCGTGCTTGCGCTTGGTGAACGAGTTGTAGTGCTCGACAAGTGCAACCTGATAGCCTCGCTCTACAAGCACAGATTTCGACCTAGC